GATAGTTAAGACCATAGCAGTGGTAAAGTGAAGAGACCATGTGACTGATGCCTTGTCCCATGTGAGGTTCTGTTGAAAAGTAGGGTTTCCCATACAAAAACTGTTTGAAAATGATATCAACAACCTCAAATGGCATTTCATATTTTTCAAGCAGATCCTTCTCAGTCATCTCAGTCCCTGTTTTATCCACAACTCTGTACTTTTTATCTCTTCTGGCTATGTTTTCTTCTACTTTGAGATTGTTGTAGAGCAACATTGACTCAACCTTCTTTGCAATTGCATCACTGACATAGATTCTTTTTCCCATAGCCTTAATCATGAAGCTCCTGAAGCACTGTCCTATGAATTTGTTTTTTTTAAATGTGCCTGATAAGCACATTTGGAAGGCAATGTTCCTGTGTTTTGGGCCCCATGAACTACAGTCTCCAGCTACTGTAATCAATCCTTCAGATCCTTCCCTTGAGTTTTCATCGTAATCATTCTGGCAAGATTCAAGGAAAGCATCTTTCCTGTGGAGATTCATCATCATATCGTGAGTTTGATTTAGGAGGAACTTCTTGGCACATAATTCAACAAAAAACTGTAGGATTCTAAAGTCATGAAGTAAGACTACCAGATCTCTGATCAATGCAAATTGCTGTTTGACTGCTATCCTAGCTTTGTAGATGATTTTTGGGTCTTCACAGATCCTCTTGCACAATTCTACTATACTAGTTATCCCTGTGGCTAAAGCAACTTCAATTAAAGCTATTAGCACCTTCTCACTTTTGCTTGTGATCATCCTGAGTGTTTTCTTTTTCACCATCTGATTGAACTTGTCAATTGTGCTGTGGATAGAATAATCCAATGTTCTGATCATTAAGCTGCTAACAACTTTGGGATCAGTTGAGATCATCAGAGATTTCAGTTGTGCAATAGCATCTCTATCGCTCAGATCATTGTTGAAGAGGCCTTCAATCTGGTAATCGTACAAGAAGAATGTGCACGCAAACCACTCAATGGCTGACAGCTTGTCGACATCATTTACACTATAAGGATTTCCCTCATAGTGAATCAGAGAGTCTATCAGCCCGCCAATTTTTCTGTCAAACAACCACCTGACACTGTACTTCATCAATCTGTTCTGGACATTGATGAATGATGCGAGAAGATCAGATCCTAGTTTATCCCTTGCATTGAGAACCTTGTGGTGAATGTTTGCTTTCATTTCCGTGTGGTCAATGTTTGGGAACTCTTTCAGCTC